AACTATGACTTGTGGTTACCAAAAGCTGAAGGTAAGAAATATGCATTTGGTGAAGAAGAATCTGGTGCTGTTATCAGATTTGATGAGACCAAGCATGTTAAGAAACTAGAAGTAAAAGAAGTTAAATCCTTTGGGGATGATGATGATGTGTTCTTAAAACCTAAGACATCTTCTGACTTTAGTCTAGACTAATAAATACTCTTTCGTAAAGGGGGAGTGTTAGTAATAATGTCAGACTACTTCAGGAGCCTCCCCCTTTATATTTTATTGGTTATGATTTCAACAAAGAATTTAATATCTGATTTAACAGAAGTCCCAATAGAATGGGTATTTGAGTATTATCTGAACTTAAAAGAAAAGCTTACCGGACAGAACATCAAGATGCTATCTGCATTTAATGTTAAAGATAAGGTGCCTAGCATGTTTATCTATCAAGACAGTGGTAAGTATAAGTTCAAAGATTTTTCTTCAGGATTTCAAGGTGACCATGTAGAACTTGTCAGACATCTATTTAACTATGATGTCAGATTCAAGGCAGCTAACCGGATTATAACCGATTATCAGGAGTATCTAAAACATAATGCACCTGTACAAAGGGGTCCGATACAGTTCCATGATAAGTTTAAGGTTGTAGATTTTGAGATGAGACACTGGAATACATTAGACCAAAAGTACTGGACACAATTTAAAATTAGTTCTAGTATCTTAAGTCAATATAATGTAGTTCCACTAGAGTTCTTTACAATGTCTAAGACTGAGATTGATGGTTCCATCACAAGCTATAGATTTTCTAGACCCTATGTTTATGGTTATTTCCGTAATGATGGTGAGCTCTACAAGATTTATATGCCAAAGATTCCTGAGAAAAAGTTTATTAAGATCCAGAACTATACTCAAGGTATGGATCAACTGCAGTATGATTCTAAGTATTTACTGATTGTATCTTCTCTTAAAGATCTCATGAGTTTTAAGAAGCTTGGTATTGGTAATATAGAATGCATTGCTCCAGACAGTGAGAATACAATGATTGGAGAATCTGTTATAGGTAAGCTTCAAGAGAAATATTCTAAGATACTTGTACTATTTGATAATGATGAGCCTGGTATTAAAGCTGCTCAGAGATATCATGACAAGTATGGTATCAACTTTATTAATCTTGATATGTCTAAAGATCTATCAGATTCTGTGAAAGATTATGGTATTGAAACTGTTAGAGACAAATTATTATCTTTACTAAAACAAACAGTATGAGTTGGTTATATAAAGGAGAAGTATTTACAGATAGCAAGATTCCAGAAGGAGCCGTTGGGTTTATATATGAGATGGAGGCTATCATAGATGGTAAGTCTGTTAGATATATTGGTAAGAAGAACTTCTATTCTACAACTAAGAAAAAGTTTGGAGTAAAAGCTCTTGCTAATATGGAAGACAAACGTGCAAAGAAATACACTATCCAGGTAAAAACTAACTATCAGAATTACTATAGTAGCAATAAAGTGCTACAAGATGCACATAAAAATGGTGTTCCCATTAAAAGGTTCATGGTAAGAATCTGTTTTTCTAAAACAGAACTAACATATCATGAGACTAAGTACCAATTTACAAGAGAGGTACTGGAAAAAGAAGAATATTTGAATCAAAATATTTTAGGAAGATTTTTTAAAACAAAATAGTTATGAATGAAACAATGATGACAAGCCTCCTGATTCAGTTGGCTGACCTTGGTGTGACCGGTATTAAGATAAAATATGAAGGTAGTGGAGACTCTGGTTGTATAGAAGATGTACTATATACAATGGACAAACTACCTGAAAATGAAGAAGATGCATTTGATGCAGTTAATGAATTGGAACCATGGGCTCAAGATGTAAAAGATTTAGATAAACTTGACTCAGGGTTAGCATCTGATATTGCAAATTTTGCTGAAGAAAAGATTTTAGATAGTATAGAAGATTGGTGGAACAATGAAGGTGGTTATGGTCAAATGTGTATTCTAGTACCATCTGGTAAGTATTGGATACAAAATAATGTTAGAACTACACATGTAGATGATTATTACCATACAGGTGGTTTAATTGATGAAACTTTAGACTAATGTCACATCCTGTAGAACATGCAAAATCATCAGCTAGAAAGTTTGGTGGTTCTTGGTTAGATTATCTAGAGATCCATGAGTGGTTTGATGCTACAAAGGCTTGGATTGGTCATAGTAAACACAGAATGTTCCGTCACCACAGTGAGGGTATATTTGAATGTGAGAAGATCTTTGGTCAGATCATTGAAAACTCTGATGGTAAGAAAGTGTACGTAAGATATATTGGAGAGCAGCACGTAAAAGAAGACTGTAATGGATATATTCCAAGTGCTAAAGAATGGGTTCAGAACTTAGAGAAGCCCACAGAATGGATGATTAAAACACTTAAAATTGAAGACTAATGAAACTAAGTAAAGCTGAATTAAATAATCTGATTTCTATGTTTAGCTCTAGTGACTCAGAAAATCATGTTATTGCTTTCCAAGCAATAGAGAATAGTGGTTTAACTGTACCGGAGTTAATTGTATTATATAAGTATTCTAAAAAAGATTCTACTACTTGGGGTAAACAAGCACCAAAATCTTATAAAGTACTTATACCAATTCTATCTGAGCAGATAGGATCATTATCTAGTGCAAGAGTACTAGGATTATTAACTACACATAAGGCTGAAAAGCAATTGGTTGAGCTGTTCATAGAAAACTTTGTCAGAGATCTAACAAGCATGTTGGGTCAGATAGGTTATGATATGAATCAAATAAGCATTGATGTGAAAATTAAAGATGATGGACAAAGCACAGAGTCTAAGTAAAATCAGTAAAGAACTAATGTTGAAAGAGCCCTATTATGGGTTCTTTCTCATTATGTTGAATAAAGTATGGAGAAAAGATCTCCCTACTGCAGGTGTGAGTAAGCACAATATTAATTATCAGTTGGCCATCAATGAGGAATTCTGGAATGGATTAAGTGATGATCACAAGATGGGTTTACTGAAACATGAATTACTTCATATTGCCTTTGGTCACCTTGTAAGTTTTAGTTCTTTTAGCAACAAGAAACTTGCAAATGTTGCCATGGATATGGAGATTAATCAGTATATTGATTGTTCCTGGCTTCCAGGTGGAGATTTGACTTCAGATCAATTTAATCAAATTAAAGAAACAGTAAAAGCTGAGTTAGAACAAGCTAAAGCAAATAATGCTACTCCAGAAGAATTACTTGCTATTAACAAAAAACTTCCTCCTAGAGGTATTATGATTGATGACTATGCAGATCTTAATCTAGATAGAAAAGCTGGTTGTAGATATTACTATGACCAGCTCCTCCGCCTTCAAGATGAGAAGGATAAGAATGGTACTACTGGTGACCAAGCTATGGATGATCTTCTTGATAGCATAGAAAATGGAGACATACCAGATCATTCTACATGGGAAGAGTTTGATGACATGTCTGATGCTGAGAAGAAGCTTATTGAGAAACAAGTACAGAAAATCCTACAAGATGCTAAAGAACAGACCATTAAGAAACGTGGTAATGTTCCAGGGGAGATTGAAGGATTGATTGTTCTTGATGAAGTTACTAAACCTAAATTTGATTGGAGAGGATATCTTAGAAGATTCACTGGTACAAGTACTAAAATCTTTACTAAGAAGATCAGAAGAAAAGAAAACTATAGGTATGAAGATAATCCTGGTCTTAAGATCAAGATGAGACAACATATGCTATTGGCTATTGACACTTCTGGATCTGTAAGTAATGATGAACTTGCTGAGTTTATGAATGAGATACATCATATTCATAAAGCAGGAGTAGATATCACTATTGTACAATGTGATACAAGTATCCGGTCTATTGAGCCTTACAAGGGCAAGAATGATCTTAAAGTACATGGAAGAGGTGGGACTGAATTTGATCCCGTCCTAGATTACTATAATGCAAACATTGGAAAATATACAAGCCTGGTGTATTTTACTGACGGTGAATGCTATACATCTGTAAAACCAAAGAACAGAGTTCTGTGGGTTTTGTCAGAAAGATCACATATGAATGAAGACCTTCCAGGACAGGTCATTAAACTTGAATTATAAAAACAAACATTATGAATACAGTACAATTAAACGTAGATGAGTTAAAAGGTTTTATCCGTCACATGGTTAAAAACAATCAACATATTCAGTCTGAAGGAAAAGTTCCTGTGGCTATTAATATTGAAGGTGATGCTGGTCTTGGTAAGACTTCTGCAATTTTGCAGTTAGGCAAAGAACTTAATATGGAAGTAGTAAAACTTAATCTTTCACAGATTGAGGAATTAGGTGACCTTGTAGGTTTTCCTGTTAAAGAATTCTTAGTAAAGAACCAAGAAGGTAAACAAAGATGGATTACTGAAGCTCAAGTACCGGCTGCAATGAAAGCAGGCTATACTGTAGCAGATAAGAGAATGTCTCATGCTGCTCCTGAATGGATTCAGGGTAAAGGTGAGGGTGGTTTCCTAATCTTGGATGACTATACTCGTGCTGACCACAGATTCATGCAAGCTACTATGGAGATCTTGGACCGCCAAGAGTATGTATCATGGAAGCTTCCTAAGAACTGGCATGTTATATTGACTACTAATCCAGACAATGGTGACTATAATGTAACCAGTCTTGACGTAGCTCAGAAGACTAGATTTATTTCTGTTGAGATGAAGTATGATGTCAATGTATGGGCTAAGTGGGCTGAGAAAGCAAACATTGATGGTAGATGTATTAACTTCATGTTGATGCATCCAGAGCTTGTAACTCAAAGAGTTAATCCAAGATCTATTACTACATTCTTTAATGGTATTAGTTCTATTCCAAAGTTTGAAGATGAGTTACCTCTTGTTCAGATGATTGGTGAGGGTTCTGTTGGTACAGACTTCTCTAGCATGTTTACTATGTTTATCAATAACAAACTTGACAAGATGATCTCTCCAGAAGATCTACTTACTAAAGATGAAGCATATGTAAAAGGTGCTTTGTTAGCTTCTGTAGGTCAAGGAGATGATTTCCGTGCAGATTTGTCTAGTGTAATTGCAACTCGTGTAATTAACTATGCACTTACTGTAGCTGAGAAAGGATCTGTTCCTAAAGCTATGCTTGATAGACTAGCTAAAGTTACTACTGAGTTTGAAGGCTTTACAAATGACTTGAGATATTATATGGTCAAGGAGATTGTAAATGGCAACAAAGTTAAGTTCTCTGCTTTGATGGCAGATACTGCAGTAGTAAAGATGGCAATTCAGTAATTAACCAGGGGGTGTAATAGCCCCCTATATTTTTATATTATGGAGCAAATTATATTTTGTAACAGAAATGGTGATGCATTAGATGTAGAACTGCATTATGGTGTACCAGAGAATAAGAGTGAAATCTATACAGTAGGTAAAGGATATGTTCCTGCACAAGGAGATAGTATATACTTAATGCCGGGAGTTAATATTCCTAGGGTTAAGCTTAAAGATTTAGCATTAGATCTTGGAGTAAAAATAGTTAGAGATCCTGAGAGAGCTAATGTAATTATCTCTGGTAAAGCTACTATAAATAAGATTACATGTGGTCGTTGGTTACGTAGTGCAGAAATTAATCAATTTACATTATATGTTGAGTGGTTAAAAACTCACATGGGCTTTGACATGTATTATACAGATAAATATCATACTGCAGTAACAGCATGTAATCCAGATGTAATTTATATGGAGTATGGTACAGCAAATGATATGAGTTCAAAAGGATTCTCTCTAACTAGTAGTTATTCTTCTTCTGTTTATTTTGTTGAAGATGAGTATAAAGATATTCTTGACAGTATTCAGAACAAGCCAATCTTTGATGAGTCAGAGTTACTTGCTATGATCAATGGTGATGATGCAGTTACCATTACACCTGAAGTATATCAGCAACTAGTTAAGATGTTTCAGAGTTCTGACCAAGATAATCATATCATGGCTATGGAGATCATGGCA